AGTAATGACAAACTTTACCGCCCGAACAATTCAGGCCTACGTTTATGGGCATCGCAACATTGTATCGAAGTTTCAAAATGAATTTGTGCAGGTCCTTGAAGCCCAAGCCCCCTCCAGGGCGGAGTCTCTCAAGAAACGATTTATGGAGCGTCCTGCCTTGGTCCAAGAAGAGGCCTCAAACACACGAGTGACAAAGCTACAAATGGCAATTGATAAAATGTGCATCTCGTGCGCGGGAGACAAGCCAGAAGAAGGCGGATTTTGTTGGGATCGCACATGCCCGCTTGCGCCATATACAAAAATGCCATTGCGCAGCGAGGTCGATGACAGTGAAGATTTTTGACACTGACCGGGATCACCTGCACTTAGTTTTTGAGAAGGAGCCCAAGACCGGATTGACGATTTGGGCAGTATTTGATACAAACACCAAAACGTTTACTGCGTCGGGCTGCTCTTACCGATGGGATGACGCAGCTGTGGAGGCCAGGGAGGCTATGAAAGGGGTTCGACATGAAGCCACGAACAGCTAGGACTATGCGCGAAGCGTTCGAGATGTCCGGTCATGGCCGAGAAGTTGAGTCGACACAGCAAATCCACGACGTTAGCGACGAGATTCTGGAATTTGTTGACCTTATGGCAAATGTAATCAGCGCCAAAAACGAAGTTGTTGGGCCAGCCCAGGGGATGTGTACTATCCAGAAGAACAAGAAAACGGCCAAGCTGCACATGTATGTCGGCGTGACTATTGGGACGGAGCATCGTGGATATGCCGGAAAACACGCAACACTACAAGATTGCGAAGCCGCAGCATACATGTGGATCAATCAGCTGGCCGCCTCATATCAGGTAATCGTATGAGCGACAAGGTCAAGAAAGACGTTTTGAAAATCCTTAAGGAGCGGGAAAATCAATGGGTGCCACAGAATATTATCCAGAAGCTCCTTGAAAAAGATGAGCGGTTTGCCCCGGCTATCGCTAAGCTACGGGAGGAGGGGCACAACATTGCCAATAAGCACGCTACCGTTAATGGCAAGCAAATGTGGGAGTACATGCTTGTGCAAAAAAAAGATGTTGGGGTGCCGGGTTGGTATTGCAGTAAATGCAACTATCGGGTTGGGACCCTCGACATGAAGTCTAATACGTTGTCGGAAAGGCATTCCAACAACTATTGCTCTTCTTGCGCAAAGAAGACGCTATTTGTGTTGAGGTAAACATGGTCGAGAAAATCGAAGACGTTCTGTACGCTGACGGGTGGGACGACTGCCTTGTTGGCCACGGCAATATTTTTCACGGCTCGGACGGGCCAAAAACCGTTGCTATCTATGACCGAGACAAGATGGTCAGGAAGATGGCCCAAGAGATTATTGAGCAGGAGCAGAGCCGCGACCAAGATCAGGCAGAAGACTTTGACCCGTACCTTGAGGCTGACGAATACATCTCGTTCAATGTAGAGGGGGCATTCATTCAGCCCGGAATGCCGGTATTTGCCACATTTGACGAGCAGGTAGATTTTACTAAAGTAGCTACATGCGAATGCGGGAAATGCTAACAAAGATTATTGCGGCCATCGCAGTGATGGCAATGGCAACGCCCCCAGTCACGCAGCAGGATGTTGTTTTTTCCGAAGAGGACAACTGGGGGCTTGATCGAATCTATCAACCGCAAGGTGACGCCTGGATTGGCGGCAGGCTTTTCCGCAGCGATGGGTTTGATTGGGCCGGAGAGGGCTATGGTGGCGGCATTGTTGTATATGTTGTTGATAGTGGCATAAACAATGATCAGCTGTTCAATGACGTGGGCGCCGGTTTTGCCGCAGTAGGCAAATCTACGGCAGACTGCGGAAATCTACATGGCACAAAGGTCGCCTCTCTCATTGCTGGAATTGGCTACGGGATTGCCGAGCAGGCAACAATTATTCCGGTGCGTGTGCTGAAGTGCAACGGGGCAGGAACGCAAAGCGCCATAGTTGCCGGACTAAAGTGGATATTAGCGAATGCAGACCCCACAGTATCCGTGGTTAACATTAGCGTTGGCGGATCAAAAAATAATGCCATCGACGCCGCTGTAAAAAAGTTAACTAATGCCGGAATACCCGTAGTGATTGCCGCCGGGAACAACGGGTCCAACGTAAACCGCTACAGCCCAGCCCGGGTAAGCTGCACGGAAGACCTTGCAATCTCTGTTGGCGCATCAACACTTTTTGACCTGCCCTGGACAGGTTCAAATTATGGCGACTGCCTAACCCTTTATGCCCCAGGGGTCAGCCTGGTTGCATCCTATGGTGCAGGCGACACAAATGTAAGCGGAACTTCGTTCTCTGCCCCATATGTCTCTGGGGCAATTGCTGCCTACGCATCCTTTTACGGGATTTCAACGGAAGACGCTTTCTATGAAATGGCAAGCTACTTCGATCCGTCAATCACCATCGCGGCCCGAAGGGGCACCACCAGCTCAGTCCTGCAAATGTTCCCCATTGAAGATGATTGGTCTGGCGATTATTGCTGGGAGTATTACGGGTGCTGGCCTTAATACCTTCGGGCAGAAGTAAAGTAAAAGCCAGATCCGCCAAGATCAGAAGCGTAAACAAGCGCATCAACTAAGTCGTCGTGAGATCCATTTGGGAATGCAAGCATTTCAGACTCCAGCTCATCAATGCCCGGTGCGTTGTTAACGTGAAAAACTTTTCCACCCTCATACCTGGCAGCCAGAGCCCTAGAGCGAGTGACCTTGTCTCGATCCGGGCGAACCGGGCGAGCGGGCAGGGTGGTGGTAGAAAGCATTTCGCGGACAAACGTGCTTTGATGCTGAACGGCCTCAATATTCATTGACTCAAAAAACCTAGGGTCATCAATGTCAGGGTCAAGACCCTTGATAGCAAGGAGCCGTTGTGGCCAGCCCATGCGCGGCCCGCGAGCGTCATTAATGCTTCCATCATTATTAAATCCCGTTAGCCATGCCCTATGACCCTCGGTCAGGCGGGCCTTCCAGGCGCCTACAATGTACAAGTTGTGCTCGGAATCCTCAACGATTTCTACCGCAGCCGTGTAGTCGCTACGTTCGCTTGCAGATGATGCAAGGTCAACGCCGATCCTTCGCGCCCCCTCTGGCACCCGGTCAACGCGCTTAAACCACTCATACCGGAAGATGTTGCCACCCATTGAGGTGACGTCGTTTTGAAACTGCAACATAAAGATTGGCGTTCCAAGCTCTTTCTTTTTTTGCTCCATGTCTTCTACGGTGTACATTTCCGGCCAAAGAACCGCGTCTTCCTCAAGGGCACGTCGCTGGTAGTGGGGAACGCCTTTGCTAATAAGCTCAGCATAGAAGTCGTCTTCGTGCCACCGAGTGCCGATATACCAGCGCTTTGACTTTGGAACAAGCATTGGGTCAACAACTTGCCAGTAGGTTTCGCTGGCCTTCTGGCGCTGAACAGCGGTGGCATTCTCCTTCATGCCAACCATGTCGTCAGCAAAAAGGATGTCAAGACGAGCACCAGGCTTAATTGACCCAAGACCATCAGCAAAACATGTAGAGTCTTTTCCCAAGTTTGCTCCCTTAACCGTCCAGACCTCATCGGTCCACTTCGAGCCAATTACGCCGTCCTGGGCCCATGGGAATACTTCAGCAAAATACGGGGACTCAATAAGCGCCTTAATAGCGCGCGAGCGGGCAAGGGCGTCAGACATGACAGCAGTCAGTACGCCAATTCGAACTTTTCCGTGGGTAAGTCCAATCATCCGAGCGGCTCGATGAATGAGCTGGGTTGTTTTAGCGTGTCCGCGAGGCATGAGGACCAGACCCCGGTCGCTTTGATCTAGGAACTGTTCCATTTCGCGCAAATGTCGAGGAAAGACAAGGCCGCTTACGTACTCGGCAAACGCCGCATCCGAGGTCTGCGCCTTAACGCGCAGCCACTCCCGATAATTGTTATTCACGCTCTTCGGCTGTTCCATCAATCACCTTAATTTGGTCTGTAAGCTCATTAGCCCACATAGTCAAGCGTTTTGCTAGATCCTCAGGGGGAAGCGTATCAATCTCGTGCACGTTTTGATTGATTTGAATGGCCACATTGGTGTTGCCAGCGCGAACCTGGGCCAGCTCGTTGGTATAAGCGCCCGTAAGCTTGGCAATTCGATCAATAACCTCTAGTTGTAGCTTTAGAAATGTAGCTTCTTCTTTTGACCCACGAGCCCGAGCGGCCCCTCCGGCAGCCATCTTGCCAATGAGGTTTGCCCTTTGGATAAGTTCAAGACGACTAGCAGCGGCGTCCGGGCCCTCGTCGGCCCACTGCTTACGGATTACATAAATATGCTTGCGAACCGTCTCCGTAGAGAGCTGCATAGCCGTGGCGATCTCAGGGAGCGGCACCCCTTGAAGGTGCAGCCCCTTGATCTTCTCCCTAAGAGCTGTTAGTTGCTCGGCGCCAACGCGCCCACGCTTTGCCATATCAGTAGTATACTGGGCTCATGGAAGAAAACAGGCGTTGCGATTTCTGCGGCAATCGATCCCCGGATGTTGCCTTCAGGTGTACAAATTGCAAAAAATACCTAGAGTCGTGCTCAAAGCATCATTATGAGCAGCCAATCTGCTACGATTGCCGGCATGCGGAAGAAATGATGCGGACCTGCCTGAACTGTGGGCAGGAGCTGCTCGACCAGAAGTGCAAGCTCGTGTGCTCGTGCGGGTACTTTGCTTCGTGCTCTGACTATTACTGAGGTGACCATGAATCGAGCTGCAATCACCGGTGGCGACCTTCAGCGCATCCTTGCCCGAGATTTTGCGCAATATCCAAGCATCAAAGAGGCGTGTGAGCATGCCTGTAAAGAATATGGGCTGACAGCAGAGACAATGAGGTGCTACGCGTCGGGAGGGGTCCCCATGCGCAGCCGGGCCTATTCTAAGATCAAAAAGCGCCTCACGGAGATTGAGCAGGAGGAGACTACGGCCATGGTAACCGTGACCGTCGCCAACAAGAAGCTTGTTGAGTCTATTACCGACCAGATTCGAGCATACGAGACAGCGGCGGATTCTCTTCGTAAGATTAGGGACCTCATCTCCCGTTAGCCTACAGAGAGGTCAAAATGGCTGCATCGACATACAACATCGCCGCTGAACAGGGCACGGATTACGTTGCCACGCTCACCTACGCCAACTCAGGTGGAACGGCTATCAACATTACCGGGTACTCGGCTAGGATGCAGGTCCGCCGGAGCGTTGGTGCCCCTACGTCTGTTTTAACGCTGACCAACGCGAGCGGGATCACGCTTGGCGGGGCTGCCGGGACGGTCGCCATTTCTATTGCGGCCGCTGCTATGGCAACGGTCCCTGCAGGTAACTACCGGTATGACCTAGAGCTTGTCTCTGGCGCGGGAGTTGTTACCAAGCTGATCTCCGGAGACTTTACTGTCACCGGAGAAGTCACCCGATGAGCCCAGATGTAAACATTGTCGACATCAATCTAACCGTCACCGAAGAGGCAGACAATACGGTTAGCGTCGCCCAGACAAGCAATGCCATCACTGCGGTCGAAACAACCAATAGCGTTACTGTGGCATCTGTTGGGCTTCAAGGCC